GTCGATAGCACCTGTCATAGTGCCGCCGCCAAGAGGTAGTTTTGCTGCTATGGATGCAGTTACGTTTGTAGAGAAATTTGCATCATCGCCTAGCGCAGCCGCTAACTCGTTGAGAGTATCTAAAGTAGCAGGGGCTGACGCTACTAGATTAGCTACGGCTGTATCAACATCGATTTTTCGGGCGGCATCATTATTATTTTGAGGTGCAGATAAATTCTGAATAGTACCTGTCGTACCTGCATCCATGTTAAGAGTGCCGTTGATGATCACATCATTAAAAGTAGATGATCCAGTGGTAGCTGTGACGTTACCAGTGATCCCACCAGTAAGATTACCTGTCAGAGTTCCATTTATAGCTAAGTTGTTAAAGGTAGATGTACCAGAAGAAGCCGTTACGTTACCTGCCACATTACCAGTAAGGTCACCAGTGAAACCACTAGAGGCAGCAACTGTTGTGCCAGATATAGCCGTTGGGTTTGTAGACCCGATTACGACACCGTTAATTGATCCGTTATTACCTGCACCGCCTACGGTTACTGAGCCTAGAGTAGAGGTAGTTGAGTTGAGTGAAGCGAGGGTACTAAGACCTGTTACTCCAAGTGTGCCACCTACAAGTGCGTTACCTGCAAGGTGTAGGTCTTTGTATTTTAGGGTACTGCTACCAATGTCTATAGTATTAGTGACTGAAGGAGTTAAACTCGTTCCAGTGTTAGCTACAATCTCATGCCATTCGGCTGCAGAAGATGTTGCAGACGCACAAATAAATATTCGCTTTGTAGTGGTATTTATCCAGAGAGATCCTACTGCATAGTTCTGTGAGCTATCGTTTGTAATAGTAGGATTGCTTGTAGCGAAGTTATTCTTACCACCGCTACCACCATTAGCGGCTTGTAGAAATCCAGATACGGAAGTCGCTAGGGGTATCTGTGGAGCATCTCCTGTAGCACCAGTATGACCATGACCTGTTGTTGCTTCAAACGCTGCTAATAATTGGTTAAATTCAGCATTAAGTGGTGGAGCCGTGATATCCGCGCCATTAATAATTTGGCTTACAGATTGGCGAGTATATCCTGCCATGTTCTACCTTCTCCCCGAAATCGAAAATTCAAATACTAAACCTTGGATAGAGTAGGGTTCTGATTGACCCACTGTCACAAAGGTTGCTCTTGTTGAAAAACCTGATCCTTGAACGTCAGCCGTAAGAATTGGCTTTGAGTTGCCCCCATAGAGTGCGTTGGCATCTCCGTAATCTAAATTCAGTGCGTTATATCTAACTGGACCGCCTGTTGAAGCCTGAGTATATTCTGAGGGCTTACTGGTATTGTAGTCTCCCCAATCATAATCAAGTGATAAAAAGAAAGTTGCAGGACCTTCTGCGCGTACAAAGGTGTTTACCTTGCGAAGTGTCTTCCTGACTTCTGTATCGCCAAAGTCGAGGTAGGGGGTGCTATAGACTGCAACTATGTCATTACCTGCAAAGCTTTTGCCATTCTCTTGCTGATAAACTTTACCGTCATAATCTCCATGAACGACATACTCTTCTGAGCCAATATAACCAGACTCAGCAACCGAAGCTCTAATTCCATTTAGTTCCCCAAAAGACCAATTTATAGAACCTTGGCTGTCGTATAACCCACCAATTATTCCGTAGCTATCGACTTGTGGGGTAGTGGCATCTCCGACAAAGAACCTGACCTGACTTTTACTTCTTATGACCACTGAGTTAACTGTGTCGGTAGAGTAGTTTTTTATTAGGTTAACCAGTGTGACCTGTATTGGCTTACTTACTGTTTCTAATTCTACGTCACCAATTTTAGATGTTGAGGAGACAGGTCTGAAACCGTCTGGTGCTAAGAAGAGTAGGTCACCTGCAATCTCGACTACGCTGTCTCGCGCTATGCAGCCTACGTTGTTAGTCACACTCTCAAGAGCAAAGGTAATTCCACCTGCAGAGTTCTTGGTTGTTCCTACTTTCTTTATAGAGTTTGTTCCAAATACGAAGAGGTCATCTCTAAAAGGTTTAATTTGGACTACATTAAAAGCAGGACTTAGAGATCCACCCCCTGCAGCCGATGTCCAAGTATAGGGATCATTAGGTGCAGAGTGTCTAATAGTGGCTCTCGATGTCAGATCACCACCTACCCAGAGATGGTTCTGATACTCTCCTACTATCGAAGGAGCATCTACAAGTTGGTTACCACCTGGACTGCTAGTACCACCAGAATTAGCTTGTTGTAGTTCGTACCAGTTAGTTCCATCGAAGATTACTGCAGGATTGATCCCATCTACAAAACAAATGCTAGATCCAGTACCCCAATCGAATTGCACTTGTCGTATTTTACTTATGCTCAAGCTACCAGAAACTGTGTTTCTAGTGGGCTGATTAGCAATAAGCTGCCAACCAGAGTATGCAACAAATTTATAGAACTTATAAGTAGTTGCACCTACATCTTTTCTAGCGGCTATAAAGTAGGGATTGCCTATATGCTCGTTCTTGTAGAGAGCTAATCCTAGTACTGCACCCTCTGCATTTGACCCTCCAACTGTAGTATCTAGACCGCCTAAGTGGTGGTAGCCTTCGATGCGCCTATACCCACCATAGAGGCTTGGCTCAAAGTTAACCAACCTTGTAGCTGAACCAGACTTATTGTCTGATAGGTCTAAGTGATTTTCATTACTATTTAGACCACCACTACATATTAGTTTAAAGGACTCAATTTGATCTGCCATTTAAAAGGCTACCCTTGTATCCCTAATGTACTCAAAATTATTTATGAACAGTGTTTGGAGATCTTTAATACCTAGCATAAAGGCTTGATATGCAGCGTTGGCTGCGTCCAAGTTGTCTTTAAACATATACAAATGATATAAAGCACCATCTACTATAACAGTATCGAAGCTTTCAGGTATTCTAGTTACGTCACTAAAAGCAGTTAGATTTGTATAGTTTAAGTAATATCTAAATTTTACTGTGTAAGCTTTATTAGGAGAGGGAGTTACTCCAAAGCCGTTGCCATGAGAAGGGAATACATTATCGGGTATAGCTCGTCCGGCGCTACCAGCTTCGTAATCTGCATCTCTATGATTAGCGTACCAATCATCTCGTTCTAAATAGCCTAGAGATTTAAAAGAAGCCCCTAAACTGGAATCTTTTTGGATTTGAAAACTGTTCCAATCAGCTTTTTTATAAGCAGTAGGCCAAGTATATTCTGTCTGCCCTGCAGTAAGTGTTTGGCTAAACTCTGCAGCATTAAAAGGCCATTCATATTCAGCCTGATTAATTTTACTTACGGCGGCTTGTACCGCGTCTTTTACTAGACTTTGTATACCTCTAGTATTGGCAAATTCAGCCGTAGCTATCTCTACCTCATTCAAACGACGTAATACTTTGTTACAAAGATCTATATAAGTAGAAGCCATTAAAAAAATGTCCTAAAATAGTGACAAGGGGCCAGTATAAAACCAGCCCCTTTTATTGACTTAGATATTATGCTAAGTTATAGTTTGCTGTGAAAAGAGCTTCAGGACGAAGTATTTTCCTACCATATAATTGCATTCCGCGAACAATGTCTGCAAATGTAGTTGGTGAACGGAAAGTCTCTGTTTTAGCAATCTGCTCTGCAGTTGCTGCTGCAGAAGCGTGACCAGCTACTAGAACAGAAAAGTTAGTTTCTGAACCTGCAGCCGCTGACACGCCAGCGCCTGTACCTTCGTATGGAAGATTATTTGACTTGTAGATAGAGAAACCTCTAATCGTACCTGGCAAACGACCATTACGCATCTCATCACCCCCACCGAAGTCAGAATTTATGAGCTTGCTTGACTCGTCCATTAACACTTCTGCGAAGACAGGGTCTACAACCAACCATCTACCATCAGTGTCTACATTTGCCTGATCCATTTGTCGGGCAATGCGGTTCATTATAGCCAAAGGTGAAGTGATACCACCTGCACCACCGCCAGCAGCGATTGGAATAGATGTTACTTCGCCAGCTACGCCAAGATCTGACCCGCCAAAATCGGTAATATCCAATTTGTTGGCTGCAAGTAATTCGTCAGAACCTGCATTAGTGTCGGCTTTAGTACCGTTAGTTGTAGTGTTACGCGCCCAGTTGGAAGGTGTCTTCCATCCAGACATGTAACCAAGAACTTCTGCATCGTATGAGTCACGCAATTTATATCCTGCGCGGTCTGAAGCAAGGTCTTGGAAGGACACATGGCTGTGCGCTTCTTCGATATCGTCCACTGCGAACTGGAAGTAGTTTGCTTGATCTACAACCATAGTGAAATCGCTATCAACGAGATCTTGAGTTGCCAGTGTAGTACCACGCTCATAAGCAGTGATAGTTATGTCTGGCTCGCGAACAATTTTCACACTATCACCAAAATTTGCGATCTCATTGGTGTAATCAGTGTTAGTAATTGCGTCGATTACTGAACTTTTTCTCAGGGCCAACTGGACCTTTTTGCTATATAGTACAGGTGACCATGTGCCATTGGCAAGATTGGTGTACCCTGATGCTGCTGGAAATGCCATTGTGAATTCTCCTAAATGAAATGGCTTAAATAAACCTCGACTACAGAAACTGTGCCACTCAAAGGAGTGCCAGTAGAAGAGGTAGCTAAATCAGATAAGTTTGACTCAGTGTCAGTTCCAACAGAGAGTATCACGCAAGCATGGTTCTCATGGATACTGGTAGACTTTGTTAATAATTTATCTGGGGGGTTGGCTTTCGGGTATACTTCTAGATAAGAAGTGTCCTCTGCCTTAATTTAATAATACGTTCATTATAACATATAATGTTTTTATTTACAATAGTTAATTGTTAAATACAACCTCAGTTATCGGGCTGCACCGGAAATATCA